TTAGGAGTATGTACGAAGCCACAGTTGATATGAAAAAGGCATGGGATGTATTGGGTTCTATTAAAACATCTGAGGATTTAGCTAAACTTCCAAAAGACGGGGCCAAAGCAATTTTTCAGCCACTTATCACCGATCTTAACATGCAACTTAAAGATCCCAAGCTAGAGAAACTCGGTATGGCGCCGCTAGTTTTTACTGACGCACAATTAGAGGCCGCCACGCACGATATAAAAGCATATACAGCATTATCGGAGCAAATCAAAGCGCAACAAGATAAAATCAATACAGCACAGGCAAAATTGGTCAGTCCATTTGCCGAGACAATTTGGGTAATTAGGAAAATCAACGAAGCTTTACAAGATATGTTCATAAAGCCTATAAAAAGAGCTATAGAGGTATTGGGAGCCAAAACTGTAATTCTAATTGGTTTATTTGGTGCATTGGCAACAGCCATGACGAGTTTGATGTTAGTTATGTGGCCCATACTTAAAAAGTTCAATCTGTTTAGTATGTTTAAGTTCGGAGGTGGCGGTGCGGGAGGAGCAGGAAGAAGACTAATAGGTCGTGCTGCGGGGACCACAATAGGCGAATTACCCGGTAAAGCAGTGGACCTCCTAGGACGCGGAGTTGGTGCGATTGGCGAACCAATTGCACGCGGTGTCGGGGCGATGAGAGGTGGAATCAGAGGCGTTGGTGGTGTTCGACCCGGCAGTGGTGGATTGGCTAACATAGCAAAATCTATTAAGGGCGGAACTCCGTTCATGGATTTGAGCACTAAGATGGGATTCAGTAAAGCAACTCCATTCGGTCATATATCGACAGGAATGGCTCAGGGGGGCACACGAGGAGCCGCAACGCATGAAATAATGGGATATGCAGATAAAGGATTAAATTATGTTACAAGTAAAGTCAAATTAATTATGACACGAACCCAAGCAATGTGGGAAGACGTTAGTTATTGGTTTGGATTTGCTAAAAATGAAATGGTAGGTATAACCGAACATCTTTGGGAAAAAGTAACTGGTGTATGGTCTGGCTTTTCTGATAAAATAGTTAAAATTGTTAGTCCCATGTGGGAAAAAGTAACTGGTGTATGGTCTGGCTTTTCTGATAAAATAGTTAAACTCGCTAGCCTCATGTGGGATAAAGTCGGCACCAGTATGGGTGTATTCTGGAAAAAAATAGCCGAATCATGGGTTGGTAAAGGTCTCGGATTATTCGTTAGAAGTACTGCGGAAATATGGGGACGAATAGGGGCTTCTGCTGGAGGATTTTTAATGAGATCATCAAGATCTCTATTGGCGAGAGCCTTAACATTACCTTCATATGTGGTAGCTCCATTTATAGCCGCTATAGCTGGCGTGGGAGAGGCGTTAGATGCCGGTAAACGCACCGCAGACATCTTCGGAAAAGATTTCACCACCAGTCAATTCGCTGCGACTGAAAGTGCAGGGTTTTTGATAGGTGCCCTGGACTTCTTATCATTTGGTCTTATTGGTTTATTCTTTGACTTAAAGTCGTGGGAGAACACCTTAGCAAAAGCCATAGCTTCTGTTCCTTTACTTGGCTATGTTATCGAAGGTATTATGATTCCATTTAAGATTCTCTACGGAATATTACTTGGTCTGTGGGAGTTTCTCAAGAATACCTTTATAGGGATATGGGAAGGCATCATGGAGATTCTTCGACCGCTTGGTGAATTAATTTCCGAAGTTTGGAAGAGTTTTACAGAGGCATTTGGCGATATGGGTGAAGCTATGGGTCCGTTGCCAGATATTGTCGGATTGATTGTAAATGTCTTGGGTGGACTTGGAAAAGCGTTGGGCTGGGTGTTTAAGACGATAGGATGGGTTATAGGTGGATTAATTAGGTTTATAGCTTGGACGGGCATACTCCAAACTGTGTTCAAGGCTCTGGGTATGATATTCAGATTTATTTTCAAGGTTCTAGAGCCTGTCATCGACTTTTTCCGAGCGATAGGCAAATTGTTTACAGCTATTGGTAAATTGACTAGCGGTGAGGATGCTTGGGGAGAGTTGTTTAATGCCGGAATGGAAGTTTTAGGCAGGTTCTTCCGAGCAATTCCTCTTATGCTTTGGAATGCGATAACCGGGGGAATTAAACTACTTTTGTGGGATCTTCCGAAATTGATTCTGACCGGCTTAGGGAACCTAGCTGGAAAGATACTAGATTTTGCTAAATCTTTGTTTGGTAAAATCTTTAGTTTAGAAACATGGAAGAGTGTTGGGTCCGCATTTGTAGAGGCAATAAGTGGCATAGCGCAATTCTTCCATAAGACGATGATTAGTGTTTGGGAAGATATTTTAGATTGGGTATTCGAAGCAACCAAAGGTGTAATAGGCCGGAAAAAGATAACAGCTATGCCGGTCAATGAAGCAGCTTTCAACCAAGGCGGTGTAATGCAACAAAACTTACAAGGTAAACTTGCTGAAGCGACCACACCAGACAAAATTGCAGAGTCCCAGAAAACACTTGATAACATGGCAAAAATTGTTGAGGACGGTATAAAGAGGGCACAAGATCAAGTACTGAACGCACCCTCCCAAGAAACCAAAGACCAGGCTCAAAAATTCCTAGATGAATTTCTTAAGAGGCAAGAAATAATCAAACAATCACAAGAAACATTACGCAAGCAAACTGCTGGTCCGCAAACGGCTGCTCCTGACGCATTGAAATCCGTAGGAGACATGGCCGACCAAGCTACTAAGAAAGATAGCATCTACACTCACGATACGCACCTGGAAGATTTGTTGACATCTTATTTTAATGAACCAGAAATGCGAACCTTAACACCTGGAGCGACTGACGCTGAAGGCAGAATCCTAAGAGAACAAGCAGGGGAGGGAGGGTCGAAACTAGAAGTAGTTAATGATAATCTTGATGAACTAACTAATTTAAACTCTATACAAGTAGAACACTTAGCTAGTATTAGAGAAGGAATAAATAAATTAGTAGATGCTATGCAACCATCAATAGGAGGAGCCGGAGGGGCAACGCCCGGTAATACTAAAGCTAGAAGTACTGGTAATACCAAGTTGGTAAATTATTTTGATTCCCCGATTAGTGCGGGTAGCAATGCATACTTAAATCAAACTACGGTGCAGGTAGGAGTGTAATAAATGCCATTAGCGACAGATAAAACAGGTATATTAACGCCGATACAATCTACTGGCAATGCTAATGATTGTAGTATTACTATACCCAGCGATAGTGGTCCAGTTGTTATAGTATTAAATAATTTACCAGAAATTGCAGATTCCAAAAGCGCTTCTTATGCAGATGAAGGCATCATAGGACGGGCGATGCCACTAAAAACATATTCGCATTCGGAAAATAGAGTTATAAGTACAAAATTAACTTTTTTCACCATACAACCTGGAGATTATACAACTCCTGGTACCACGGATTATAATCTGGCGGCTTTAAGAGCTTTGGAAAGCGCAGTATACCCTAGAGATCCTTCGTCGAATAATAGTCTTGCGGCAAACGGATTGCCCTACAGCCCGCCCCCGGTTTGTAGCATTCAATGCGGACAATTGTTAGGTAATCAGCCATTATGTGCGGTTTTGACGAGATATAGTGTAGATTTTCCAACGGATGTAGCTTGGGATGAAGCTACTCTTTTGCCGTATAAGTTTACAGTAGATTGCGAATGGCACGTAGTTTACACCAATAGCAATCTGCCAGGATCGGATAGAATACTAGGAACTGGGAGATAATATGGCTTATCAGATTACACCAGCAAATATAAATAAAAGCGCTATCATTGCTACGACAAGTAGATATCAATCTTCTACTGTGATATATTACGGGCCCCTTCCTAAAATCACATTTACTATCTATGTAAGAAATAATATCCCGGTCAACAACCCTGGCGTTGTATTAATTACACCAGGATGGGAATATAGACCTGATTTAGTATCATTTGATATATTTGGAGTACCGGACTACTGGTGGAAAATCATGGAGATAAATGGTATCTACGACATATTAGATTTCAAGTCCGGTGTAACAATAGATATTCCTTCTATAAGTAACTTATAATGGCAATCGGAAATGCAGTATTACCGAATAGTAGCTCTACAACCTGTATGGTTGGGTGTCCGATTACGTCTTGTCCGTCAAGTATATTAAATGGTGGCTCACCAATAACACCAATTGACGGCGTAGAATCACTTGGTCCTTGGGTGCAAGTTACTTTTTCAGATAATCAGGGTTTCCGTTTAACTGTGGGAAATGCATCTTTCCCAAATGGCAGTGGAGCCGAAGCCAACAGCGCGGTTATCAGGGACTTTGAATTCGGACAATCTACCGGTGTCGGCGTAAAAATGACAATACTGGATCAACAAGGTGGAGTACTCTCTAAATTAACAAAAAGAATTAATACAAATCCCAATAATGCAATCGACGATTACGTTTTGCAGATTCAATTTGGATGGATTTCTTCTCTATGCTCCGGTGGGGCTACGTTTATTAAACAATCAGATATTATCACTTTTATTGCATTGAGCATTTCTGTAAGTTACGCTGATGGCGGCAAAATTGTTTATGATATTGAAGGAGGCGACTTACTCACACATATTAAAAGCTCAAAAGTATCAAAATCCTACGGAAGTAACGACGCTCCATTACCACTACAAACAGCAATAACAGATATGTTTGAGGACCATGACCCGGAACCAGGGGGTATAATTGTGGAATTTCGCTCTATGAATACGGGAGATGTCTGGAATTTTCAAGGTGGTCCAAATAATCCGGCTGGTTGCTGGACAGGTAGCATGCAAGATAAAGTAAGTACTGCTTTGGGTTGGATGCGCGGATATCTTACAGAAAACAATAAAGGATGTACGACATATACTTGGAATGCAAGTAGCGATTTGGGTCCAACAATTATATTTTGGGAAGATCCGTGGCCTGGTAATTATGAAACGTTAGATCCAACTTGCTTGGGAACCTATATAGTAAATGGATCAAAATGTTCTCCTGTAATTAGTTTCATGCCAACTGCGAAATTTGCTTATGTATTCCCACAATATCAGCAAGCTGGCGGCGGCGCTACTACTACGAGTTCCCAAGGTGTACAAAGTCAAGGAGCAGTTAAAGGTCAAGATCAACCTGGGCAAGGAGCCAGTGTTCCTCTTTTGGACCCCATAAAAGATTGGTATTTGCAATCTAACGGTATGAACCTTGCAGCCGCACAAGCTGCTATAAAAGCCGTAGCAAGAAATTCCTTATGGCCTTTCCCATACGGAGAATCAGTAGAAGCCGACCTAGTAATACAAGGTGATCCAAGTAGTTATTATACAGATATTACGCAATATTATGGTAAAACTTTATCAATAATAATGGTCAACCCGTTTTATTTATCTTCTGGTATAATGGATCTTCCTACGTTGGGAGTCACAGTAGGGCCACCGGGTGGTTGTCCAATTTGGCTGGCATATCCGCCATGTAATCCGATATTTAGTAATAGATATTGGTATATTCAAAAAGTAAATCACTCTATTAAAGCCGGTTCATATTTAACTACTATTAAATTAAGATTACCTGTTCCAGGGCTAGATGTACCAGACGGTACTTTGTCCTTGGCCCAGGGTCAAGGTTTTGGAAATCAATGACAACACTTCTAGAATTAGAGAATAAAATTGCTGAATTAGAAGGAAGACTTTTTGACCTCCTCGGCAATACGGAAGCTGTTATTACCAGCGAATTTAAGAAAAGATTTAAGACATTACAACAACATGGGCCGTTATATTCATTAGTTTTGGCTTTATGCGTTGATACAATTGACCCTCTGAAACAAAATCGCATAAGATTTTATACCCCTCTATTAACGGACCCAGGTACAACTATGACTGCATTGCCTTGGGCGAATCCCATATCTGCGATGGGCGGATTTGATGATAATGGGTTAAACTGGGTGCCACCAGCAGGCTCAACTGTTGCATTATTATTTCTAGGAGGCGACAGAGATTGTGCGTTTTATATAGGAACTACCTGGCAAAGACGAAGGGAGGGTTTCAGTGTGCCGGTTCCTGAGTTTGAGGATTGGTACTCATCTCATAGGGGTGGCTATTTAATAGGTGATGATAATCAGGTTTTACCTCCTTGGAATACGGAAAGTTACAATGGAGCAGATCAAGATTCTATAACGCAATTTTTAATTGATTCTAATGACCAACTGAATATAACATATCCCAATATCTATGGCTTTAAGACACCAGAAAAGCACATGATGAAAATGGTTGATGGGAATGTCAGATGCCAGCGTAAATGGAAAAGGATAGAAATATTATCTGGGCAAGGTAACTGGATGATATTTAAGGACGACCATTTGCATTATGCCGGCCAATGGGCGAATCCCGATTGTGGAGTTAGCGGAGATTCCGTTGCTTCTTGTGTTACAGCACCAGATTCTTTACCACAATACATAACCGACCCAGCAGGCACAAGTTTGACCGACATCGAAGGCGATGCTATCGCATATACATTACAAACACTAGAATGCGATGGACAAACATCAAGTTCTACTATACAAGGAGGTCATCCAAGCACGCCGGCAGATCCTAAAACGATGTACGGCAATTCCCAAACGGGAAATAATCCATTTTTCAAGCACGCAAACGAATGTCGTCCATATCAAGGTCCACAGACAAATCAGAATAATAAAGCCGACTTGCCACAAACCGGAATACAGATACTTTCTATAAGCGGACACACTTCCGTATACGATGATAGTGTAGAAGAACCTCGTGGATTCCCAAAATGGGACGACGAATTCAAGGGAGCCACGGTACCATTTGATTACGGTTGTAATGATAAATATCTTGGGCGCTTATATCATCGTACTGCTCATGGTCACGAAATCATGATGAGCGATATAGAAACGGAGACCAATGTACGCGGAGACGAAAACTTCATTAGATTGCTTACTGCTACTGGCAACAGAATAGAAATGAACGATGAGACGCTTCCCGGTGGTATTGCCGGTCCTAGCAGAGGCATTTTATTACAAAGTACCTCAAATCATACGATTTCTATGAATGACAATCAAAATGACCAACAAAGTCCAGACAGAATGGCGGGAGGAGAACCCACTGCACAGGCAACTGAAGCGGCTATATTAATTAAAAGTGGCTATGGATTGTTTATGAGATTTGGCGACGACCACAATCAAGTAGAAACCCAACAACAAATTATCACTATACAAAATAATCAGTGTGCTTGTGGTGCATCTGGTACTACCGGAGGGAATTCAGCTAATTGTCTAGAAGATTTTGATTCTGCGTGTAATATCACTAAGGGACCACATATATTCGAGATGCAAGCTGCTCCCGACCCTAATCCTGGATTAGTATTTTTAAGGGCTGGCGGCAATTATGTGATTGTAACTACTGACGACATGCTAACCATTGTGGGCGACCCAGAATTAAACCCATCTGACAAGATTAACATTGTTTCTAGGAATTATGTAGAAGAAATATTACAAACGTATTACAACCACGCACAACAGCATGTATTCTGGGCTGAGGATAAGATATTCCTTTTGGCTGGAAGGGATTGCCCCGCAAACCCACTTTGTATACAAGCAGAGGAGGAAGGAACAGCAAGTTGCTGCGAGTGTCAACCCTGTGTTTATCAGGTGGCTCTAAATAAGTGTATTGTTCCAATACCCGGCATGGACGGCGTATATGGACTAACTTTACAATCATTTAGCGACAGAGTATTTGCCTCAGCAACAAGTTGTTGCACGGATTGTCCGGATATATGTGGTTGCGATCCTGGTGAATACGCAGCAGAAATGGCTATGTGCGTACCGGCTCGTGGCGGTTGTGGCGCTCCTGGTGCGCCATATGAATAAAAAGGAGATTGATAAATAGAATATGCCGGATTTTTTAGGATTACCTTATCCAATCGTGAATACGCCTAATGGGCTGATTGCTCAAAGTAGTGGTGTTGAGCAAATTAAGGCGGATTTGACACAGTTGTTGCTGACAAACCCTGGATCAAGATGCATGCTTCCCTTGTTCGGAACGCCTCTAAGTACCCTATTTTTCCAGCCAAACGATAACACAACATTGGCTCAGGCAAAACAGATGATATCTAATGCTATAAAAACTTGGGAGCCAAGAATTATCGTACAGGGTATTACTGTAATGAATTCGCAAACCGGGTTGACCTCCAATATGTTAAATCCTAATGATGATTTGTCAGAACTGGGTGAAATCTTATTTATAAGAATTGATTTCTTCGACCCTGGTAATATATCAGTAATACAATCTTTGACTCTAAACGTCCCATTAGGCGGAGGTTAAAATGACGACCAATTGCCCTATCAATATAACGCCACTTGCTCAAGGTACGAATGTATCGTTGCCCGCACTACAAAATACAAACTATACGGCACAGGATTTCTGGTCCTTCAAATCCAGGATTATCAGTAATCTACAAGCTAATTTCGGGACACAATTCTCTGATTTTGTGGAATCCCAGTTATATCTGATGATCGTAGAAAACACAGCATTTATAGCGGATTTATTGTCATTCAAGACCGACCAGATTGCCAATGAGATATTCATTGATACTGTAACGGAAGTAGATAATATATTTCGACTAGCTTTACTCGTAGGTTTCCAACCAACTCCTCCTATTGCTGGGGCCTCTTTCTGGATAGCAAGTATGAACAATGTTTTAACTACGGATTTGACTTTTGACTTTGTCCCATCTATCCCTATAACTGTTGGCGGTCAAAGTAGCACGATTGAATTATTCCCCAGAGATTCCAATAATAATCCTTTGTTCAACGACCCGATTGTTATACCGGCCGGTCAAACATCTACGACAAATATTATTGGTTTAGAGGGACAAACTTTCACGCAAACTTTTACTGGAACAGGTGCTATCAATCAAACCTTAACATTAAGTAACTCTCCGGTTCTATTTGGTTCTATTACGGTTTCCGTCGATGGTACTACGTGGGTGCTAGTAGATGCGTTTACCGATTCTGAGCAACGACAAGAATACCGTGTTGAATTCGACGCTAATTATGACGCATTTGTTATATTTGGTAATAGTAGAGCCGGTTTGCTGCCGTCTGCCGGATCATTAATCTCTATTCAATACCGTGTTGGAGGCGGTACGATTGGCAACATAACCACGGGGTCGGTACAAGTACAAAAACAAGTCACAGTACCAGGACTAAACTTCAGTGTTTCTGTAACTCTGACTAATTTCACGCAAGGACAAAATGGGTATGCTGGCGACGGTCTAAACGATGTTCGCTATAAATTGCCACAATATTTGAGCACACAAAATAGAGCAGTAAGTGGTTCGGATTACAAGATACTCACAGAGCAATTTGCTACGGCATATCACGGACAAATTGGTAAAGCCAGTGCTGTTTTGAGAAATAGTGGCTGCGCCGGTAATGTGATTGACTTGTATATATTGGCTCTCAGTGGAACGAGTGATTTAGCACTAGCAACAAATGAGTTGAAAAACGATTTAATAGCTATGTTAGCTAACCAGCAAATGCTAACTGATTATATATGCGTGCGTGATGGCGTAGTACTAGAAGTAGATGTAACAATAGAAGCGATAATGGATCATTTTTATGTTCAACTGCAAAGTCAATATCAGATATCCGTAACGAACCAAGTTAACGCATTTTTTGCTTTATCAAATTGGGACTTTAATCAGGACTTGAAATCCGCAGATTTATTGAAATCTCTATCAACCATTACGCAGGTAACTTCGTTTGAGATTAACTTTACGACTAACGATCCGAATAATTCTGGCTCCTTGGTAGTCACAACTTTTTATGAAATTATAAGACCTGGAACTATAACAATATCGTTTACTTATGAATAAATTATGAGTTTAGTAACAATATATCAAAATCCACAAACTACGGATTCAATTATTATTCCTTTGGCAACACCCGATGCTAACGGGTGTTTTCTGGGCAATCCATATAAAGTTGGCAACTTGACCATTCTTTATATAGATAGAAACTATGCTCTTGGGGGCACACGGGAATATGATGTGGTTGTTACCGGTACTCCCACTCTAGAACAAGCCGCAGCCACTGCTGCTCAATTAGCTTGCGTAAATCCAACAAGTGCGAATATAGCTGCCGCACAATTTGCACAAACACAATTACAAAACTCGCAAGTCACGACGCCAACTTACTTCAACCAAGCAATAACCATATTGTCATTGGGAGATGATGATAATCCTGTGTGGTTATCTAGCAATACAGCAGACGCTCTAATTACTAATATACCAACGGACACAAATGGCAATCCACAGTACGGGCAATTTCAATTTACCTGGACGCCCCTAGGTGGAACCAGGGCCGGCGATTATATTGTTTGCTGGACATGGACGCCTATTATTGCCGGCTCAGATTTATCTGCTAGCTTAGAGTTTTACCTTGCTGGCGATCCAAGAGATAATGTTAGCATTCCAAGTCACGTCACCGTACCTGGTAAATATCAAATGTTATTTGATAGGTATATACCGGATAGCCCATACAAAAGTCAACTTTGTACCGGGGATTTAACATATCAAACATTAACTAGCATCAATAACTCGTTCGCCAATGTATTTACTTCAATTGAGGACCAGGTAAATCAAATCATAGATTTGTATAATGCTAATGTAATTAGCGAACCATTGATTATGTATTTGTCCAACACGCTTGGTAAAGATTTACGATCTTCCGATCCGACTTTATGGCGGCGACAAACGCGTAACGCAATACCAAGATATAAACAAAAAGGCACACTGCCCGGTTTAACAGGAGCATTGGACGAAGCAGATATAACCTTAAACAGCATTACAAGATTATGGCAAGCAGTATCTCCTTTTACTTGGCAAGATGACTTTATCGTAACCGATACAGATCAATTCCAACTAACCAAAGTAGCTGTATTGCCAACCAATAATAATTATCAACTGTGGTTAAGACCCTTTGATTCAACTAATTATATTCCCTTGACCCTAGATTATGTTTCTTTCTCGACAGTTGACGGCATAACAACAATGACTTGGGAAGGAAACGAAAAATCGGTGAACCTACTTCCGTTAATGGAATGCGACGAATTGCTAATAAAATATGTGTACAATGCCGTAACGAACCAATCGCTTGAAGATTATATAATCAATTTGCCGCTATCAGATCAAAGAGACAGTAGAAATCTTAACTGTCCTAATCCTCCATATGTATGTCCGCTAAAAAACTGGAATGTACGTTTGATAGCAGAAGATGATCCATTATTTAATATGGTAATTCCTACGAGACATCCATTTGCCGAACCTGTTGTCTTCGGTTATGTAAGAACAGAGTTCCCTTGGAGCGAAAATGTATATAACATGGATGAATATAATGGAAGTTTACGGGAATCCACTTCTCCTTGCGATATTGATTGTACGTTTCTTGATCCATGCGGGGCTTGTTTAAGCAGTAAAGTGAATGTGGATGTTGATATAAAAGATATATCCAGCAGTAGAATACAAGAGGCACAACAGATAATTACAGAATATTCGCCATTTCATATGTCGGTGTTCAATCTCAATATAAACGGTAAAGTAGAAGATTTTGTTCCCGCCCCAAATGATGATATTCAGATATTGATTACATACAGCACAACTCAATATGTCATAGCGGGAAATGCGAACGCTTTCTTCCACCGCGTCAGGGTTGGAGGAGATAGTATAAATGCCATCACCAGAAGCATGCTAGCTACAAGTAATGTAATTGTAAGCGGAACTACGGCTACTGCATATAATACCAATATCGTCATCTACGATGCTACTTATGATTTTAGGGTTGTAGGAATTGATTTAGGAGCTAATACGCTAACTATTTTGGCGCCATCGCCCAATGCCGGAACTTATGCTATTACAGCAATTAATAAAAATACATTAGTGGTTTCCGGTTTGCCAGAACCACTGAATACCTCGGCATTTACATATAACATAATTAATCAAGTACTTACAATCTCAAATACGAGCGTGACGCGAGATGACGTATTTATTTTCCTAGATGCGAACAATGATTTTTCTCTCTTTGGAACACAAACGTTGAAAGAAGGAGCAAGTTGGCTGCTTTCTATACCGGCTTATTCGATTTCTCCCTACTCAATTCAGGATGTTTTGCCTAATGGTCAATTAATTCTAGAAAATAATGGAACCTTACCTGGTTCCAGTGTGGGTAATATAAGTTATACTCTATACACCAACTTAAATGTAGAAATAGTGAGCAGTAATACCGGCAGAGTAAATGTTATCAATATGGCATTAGTTGTTGTAAATGACCCTAATTTCGAAGAGCCAAATGGGAGCTTAATAAGCGTATTAAAGGTAGGAGACTCAGTTAGCATATCTGGAAACTCATATGCCATAACTGAATTCGTAGCTGCCAATCAATTCTACATAATAAATTACGCTGGCAGCAACTTGAATGGCTTTAGTTTTAATATATTTAGAACTATAATAAATAGTAGTATAGGAGTTGCCGCATATCAGGGTACAATGCTCCAAACTATCGCAAATTATGAAAGTTCGCTAAATATAATGGATGGGGCGAATCCTCCCAGCGATCCGAATGATATTATTGAAAACGACACTTTCAAAGAGAACTATTTAATTGTTATTAACGGAAATTATTACAAAGTACAACAGTGGAACGGTGTGGATTTAACCTTGAATGGACCGATGGCTACTTGGACAACATTAGGGCATGGTGGTACTAGTGTAACATTTGAGATGTTACAATTTACCAAACCGCAAATTATCGTAGATGCAGAAACGCCAAATCCAGATTTGGACCCAGCACCACATAACTTTTTACGCATAGATAGAAGAGGAAATGATATGGTTTCAGCTTTACTACCTCAAGAAACAGTTTCGTTTATAGCTATGGGTTTCGCTGGGGGCAGTAATATAAATGAAATAGCAGGACAACAAGAAGGGATATCTATAACTATAGAGCGAAGGGATGGAAGTCGCGTAGAGAGGAAATTATGAACATTATTGGGGAGGTTAAATCCATAGGAACGGTTGGCTACACCATAGAATATAAAGATGGCAGGAAAGTTGCTGGTAATTCCTTGCGTAATACAGTATTAGATACAGGCAAAGCTGGGATGGCTAACACATTGGGTAATTTTGTGACTGGGAATAACCCTTACTTTATTACTAGGATGATTTGGGGTAATGGCGGAACTTTGGGTGGCACTCCTAAATATGTTGACGCTGGCAGAGATGGACTATTTGGTATTACCCAACTAATAAAACCAGTTATAGCCAGTTTAGATTCTGTAATAACTACACAAGTAGTGTTTACATCGGTTATGTTGTTTGACGATATCAATGGAGCAACTATAAATGAAATGGCATTACAAATGTCTACCGGAGATTTGTACTCTATGGTAACCTTTGGCGATTTAATTAAGACGAGTGATATGCAGATCACATGGAACTGGACCATATCCATGATTTAGTGTAGATACAAGGAGATAACTAATGCCTAATATATCATTAATACCTGTTCCTTTGTTTAACCCCCTAGATCCTTACTTTTATACCTACGACAACGCTCCGCTCGTAGCACTAGAAACTCAGATTAGCTTGGTTAATAATGCAGTTGATAATCAAAATGTCATACTATCTGACTCTATCGGTACTGCTGGCACACTCGCAAATCGGCTCAATCAATCCCTCAATCCCGATGGTTCTCTCATCACTGCTGCTGTTAATGCCACTTTACACACAATGGATGACCACACTGATACTTCCAATTTCGTCCGTATGGAGTTGAGCGAAAGGGACAAGTTAGCTCTTATTGCAGACCAAGCAACTAATTTGAGTTTGACTTTCCACACAGCCAATGTTACAATCAGTAGCGGGACTGTTGAATTCGTAGATACTGTTGGTATCGCATGGCAAGTTACAGGACCAAATCAAATACGAGCTAACTTAGGGTTTCCTGTAGGGGCCGCTCATGTACATATGTACGACATGTCTGCTACTACATCTGACGACATAAACTTTGTATTACCCAGTGCTTGTATGGAAGGCACTTTACGAGTTTATATCAATGGCATACGACTTTCTGCAAGTGAATCCGTATATGTTCCAGATGCTATTACCTTTAACGAATCTTTATTTACTTTCACTCCAAATGAAAGTGCCGGTACTTTCGCCCTATCACAAGCCATCTCCGATGGAGATGTCGTGCGGGTAGATTATGACATCGCCTATATTTAACAAAGAAATCATGGATCTCGGATATATTATTATCAATCCAGAAAAGAACCTTACGAAGTTAAAGGTTTCTGTATTATCTATTCGCAATTCACATACGGTTGGAGAACCTGAAATTATTCATATATTACCCAAAGACGTATCTATGGCGGATATGAAGAAGTTCAAGGAAAGCTGGCCCCCAACGCATAAGGGTGGTGATACTATTACATCGCTAATCAATGCTGGCTTTGACAAAATTAAATCCACTTGGGGTATGGTCGTATTTGCTGGTGCTAACTTTAAGGGACGCATACAACTTAAATATTCAATGTTTGTTGATTCCGAGAAGGATGTGCTTTATCCATTGGTAGCTGGAAAATATAATTTTGTTGACGCAACTACGAATGGTTTAACTATGCGTAAGAAGTTTTTCCAAGAAATAGGCAATTTCCCAGAGAACTATATGTGGAAACTTGTAGAAGAAAATGAAGAAGTAATAACCAATTCTTTTGACGTTTGTAAATTGTTATGGTCTTTCAATGCAATCAACAAAGAAGCCAAGTTCAAGGCGGTAATCGGTTGTTGTATTAAATAGGTTTGTAATCAGCAGGCGGTATATCTGACCCTTGCTGGGCTTTCTTATACTGGTGGTTTGCTTGATTGCCACAAGCCCGATGTACCCATCTTTGGTCCCTGGATTTCATTGCGGTAGGATCTTGTTGCCATTTAGTAATGAAACTCAAATGCTGAATTGGTTTTTCGCAGATAGGACATAAAGAATCCTTTCCAGCTAATAATGGCCAGCCGTAGCGTTGGTGAATAGGAAAATTGAAATAGGGACTATTGCGATAACTACCCAATAGTCTCTTCTGCTCCCATTCGCCCTCCATAAAATCTCTGAAACTTAGCATAATTTATCTATATAATTTCATATGAACTTTAAGCAATTTTTCCTAGAGCAAATGCCGGTGGTTCAATTTCAGCAAGCAGGACAACCGCAAGCAGCACAACAAGTAGCGCCAGGAATGCCTTGGAGTTTTAATTTTAATGGTCTTATGACTCTTGCAACTGCTCCTATGCCTCTTTCGACACAGCAGGAAACGTACTTAGTACAGAGTAAAGCTTCCGCATTATCACAAAACAATAAAGAAGCAAATAAAAGGGTCAATGAAATAATGAGTAAAGTAGAGAATTATTATCGGAACATGGGAAGTCAAAATGTTATGATTTGGCGGAAAAAACTATATGCAGGGCTAGATCAGTTATATCGCAGCTCCCCCTTATATAGCAATTCCCCTAAGTTGCTCGCTTATTTGAATAATCTGAAAATTAAAATAAGCACTGGCGATACC